GTTGGGCGATGGCGGCAGATTTGACCTGTTCTTGTGTGAATCCTTGGCGGATTTGGTCGACTTCGGATTCTTTTGCGGCGAGTTGTTGTTTGAGGTCGGCGACAGTTTGTTGGGCTTCTTCCCAGAGTGTTTTGAACTCGCCGGATTCTGCGAGTTTGGCGGTTTTGGCGGTTTCTTGGGCGGTGCGGAGTTCGTCGATCTGGGCCTGGAGGGTTTCGCGGTTTTCGCGGTCCTTGCGGCGCTCGGCGATAAGCTCCTGGTTTTTGGCTCGAAGGGCCTCAACTTGGGAGCTGAGGTCCGGGTTTTCAGCCACGGGCTGAGGGGCAACAGGCTCCACGGGAGTCGCTGGTGCTGTTTGGTCTTCGGGCACGGTTGTGTACTACTTGGACGGCTGTAGTTTAGCAGTTAAGAACTGAGTTCCTCGACGCGGTCTTCCATGTCCTCGTCGCCGCTGTTCTCGGCGGTTTCGGGTAGTGCCAGGGCGTTGGTGGTGGAGGCTTCCAGTTCATCTTCGATGTTGATGTTGTCGGGGAGGACTTCGCCGCGGCGGAGGATTTCCAGCAGCATGGCGTCGCTGATTTTGCCGGAGGCGTTGAGTTGGCTAAGGACGGCGACGTCTTGGCCGATCAGGCGGTAGTAGTCGAAGTCGCGGTCGATGGTGATTTCGGGAGGTTCCATGCCGACGTATTCGGCGGCGAAGGCGAAGGCTTGGTTGAGGGCGCTCTCCAGTTCTTGGCTGATGATGGAGAGGACGCTGTTGGATTGGGCCTGGTCGATGCGCTTGGCCTCGGCGGACTCGGCGACGAATTTTTGGCCGAAGAGTTTGGTGACGCCCAACGTGGACATTTGTGATGCCAAGGATTCCAGCTCGGCCATTTGGGCGTCGAAGCTGGTGGCGTCGGCTTGGACGTAGTACGCCTTGTTGCCGGGTTGCATGGCGATGGCGTAGTTGACGCCCATGGTTGCGCTGCCGGTGGTGTCGTCCCAGCCCTCTAGGACGAGGGTGGGCATGGCGGCGATGTGGAGGGCGTGGATGAGGTCGGCCTGGCGTTGGTAGTGGGTGATGTTGAGGTTGGCGATGTCCAGCAGCGGGGGCTGGGAGATGAGTAGGCCGCGGCGGTTGCTGTAGATGGGGACCAGGGGGATTTCGGTGAGGCTGTAGCCGCCGCTGGAGGTGAATTCGACGACGTCTTGGCCGAGGGTGTAGAGGTCGTAGCGGCCTGGGTAGATGACGCGCATTTCCTCGACTTGTTCTTCGCCGAAGTCGTTGAGGGGGCGGACGTCGTAGTCGTGGATGCGGACCTGGAGGAGGCGGTTGGTGACGGGTTCTTTGCGCCAGCCCCAGATTTGGGGGGCATCGACGTGGACGAAGTAGGGGCGGCGGCCCAGGGCGCGTTCTTCGGCCAGGTTGAGGACTGCGGCGGCGGCCGGGTAGTCGACGAGGATGGCGCTGTGGCCGTAGGTGAGGCTGCTGACTAGGGCGCGGCGGGCGTATTCGTTGATGTTCGAGCCGAGGCCGTCGATGTTTTGGGCGAGGTCCAGCCAGTATTGGTCGCCTTCGATGTGGATGGGTTTGCGGAGGATGGCGCCAGCTGCGGTTTCGATGAGGCGGCTGGTGTAGGGGCTGAGGACGCTGCGATCGACGCGGGTTTGGTAGGCGTCCTCGTCTTCGCGGGGTTCTTGGGGGAGGTAGGTTTCGCTGAGGTCGCGTAGGTAGTTGGTGCCGCGGGTGACGGCGGCCATGACGGCCCAGTCCGGCATCATGGCGATGACGTCGAGGCTGCGGACAAATGGGGATTCGCTGACTACAGCGCCAGTGGGCGGGATGTTGGCGCTGTAGACCACGGCTGGACTCCTACTTTGTACCTATTTTGGCACTAGCTGTCGAGAGGTGATCCGTGCGCGAGTGGGATACGCCTGTGCGGGGCCCGTGGAACGCGCTGATTAAACAGTGCCTGGATGCGATTGATAGGCACGAGGAGTTATATCGCTCCAGTGGGAGTGGATGGCACGCGGCGAAGGCGCAGGATTTGCGGTGGTATGTGGCGGAGTTAAAAGATTGGATTCACGCGCAGGAGCGTGTCACCACTTCGTCTTGTCCGCCCAGTACGCCGGGGACATCTTGCCACGGGCAATGTTACTGGCGTGCCTTGCTTTGAATGATGCCCGTCTGGCCTGGTCTGCTGCTGATTCTCCTTTTCGTGGTGGTGAGCCAGATACGCCCTGTTGGCCGAAGCGGATGAGTTTGATCGTGCTGCCCTCTTTGGCGAGGACGGCGTGGGATTTGGTGGGGTGGTTGGGGGTGCGCTTGGGTTTGTTGTAGCCCTCGAAGCGTTCGCCGCGATACTCAATCGTCATCTTCGGGTTCCTCGTCGTCGGGGTCGGGCAGGGGTACCAGGATTTCGATGCCGTGGGCAAGCATCGTGACGAAGCCGCCAAGAGTTTCGGGGAGGGAGGGGGTTTTGAAGACGAAGGTGGCGTGGGTGAGGCCCTCTTCTGCGTCGATGTCGATCTGGACGCAACCGCCGTTAATTGTTTGGATGGCCATTAGCGGCTGATTTCCTCCCAGTCCATGGATGCATGTACGTTAGACGTTGCCGTACCCGCCGTGACAACGAGGCTTAATTCGTAGGGGGTTGTTGCGAGGCCGTTGCGTTCCAGTTGGAATTTGAAAAGTGCTTCTTTGAGGATGTCCACTGAGGATGTGCTCTGATTGGTGGAGCTGAAATAGCCCTGGGCAAGGATGCGACCGCCGGTTGTTGCTGTTCCAGTCAGGTTGTATTCGACGCTGGATTCTGTTCCGGCGCTTGTCCAAGTGCCTCCGGTGGTTGTGGCAGAGGCAACTACACGCCAGTTGTAGTTTGCGTTGGCTGTGGCGCCAAGGATGGATAGGGCGGTAAGGATTACAATCGCATCTAGTGCGGTTGATTTAAGGCGTAAAGAGATGATTGGGTAGTATGTGCCGGCTGTGGTGAGGGCGTAAGGGGCAGTTATTGTTGTGCCGATGGCTTGTTGGAGGCCGCGGAGTTCGTAGCCGCCTTCAGAAAGTACGGTTGAGCAGACTTGTTTGAGGGTGCTTGTGCTGGCGGTGGCGGCGGTGTTGGTTATTTCGTAGCGGAGAGGAAGGGAGGCGGTGGTGATGTAGGTGGAGGTGATGATGTTGGCGTGGTGGAAGGAGTGGCAGTGGATGAATTTGCCGTTGATGACGAAGCCCATGCGGACTGTGCCGAGTCCCAGCCACTCGATGTCCATCCAGAGGATTTGGGCTTTGGTTGGGTCGAGGGTGAGATTGGAGGGGCCGGTGCCGTTGAGGGGGTCGATGTTCCAGTTGGATTGGGCGACGCGGGTTTCGGCGAGGGTGCCGGTGGAGGAGCTGCGTTCGACGAAGGAGAGGGTGGTGTTGTCCAGCTCCAGGTACATGCCGTTGGCGGCGCCGTAGTAGCCGATCCGCTGGCGGAGGTTGGTTTTGGCGGGGTTGAGGGTAAAAGTGGACATCACCAGCAGGGATTTACCGGGCTGGTAGGAGAAGCATTTTGTGGTCTCGCGGATGACCTCGGAGCCGGAACTGGTGGTTACGGAGAGGTTGACGAGGCCGGCGTTGGCGTCGAAGGTTGCGGTGCCGCCGGTTGCGGTGGAGGTGCTCCAGAGGCCGTTGTCGTGGTAGCGGTGGCTGGAGTCAAAGAGGGTGAGCGGGCTTGACGTGCGAATGCGGCCGAAGGCGTCGGTGGCTCCAGCAGCATTGGAGCCGCCCGCAGTGCCGTAGGGGGTGTAGTACGGGTTGTTGACGGAGATCGTGTTGAGTAGCTGCATGGCGGCCTCTGTGTAGGGAAAATGAGGCTATTTCTTGGGTTTTTTGGCGGTTTTGGCGGAGGCTTTGAAGGAGGCGGCGGTGGGGGCGCCTTTGGAGCCGGGTTTGCGCATTTTTTCGCCGCTTCCGGCAGCGATGCGCTTGCGCTTAGCGTTGATGTTGGCGTAGAGACCGGGTTTAGCCATTATTTTTTACCTTTTTTGGTGGATTTTTTCTTGGGCATGGACATGCCAGCCTCGGAGAGGGCGATGGCGATGGCCTGTTTGCGGGATTTCACCACGGGGCCTTTCTTGCTGCCCGAGTGGAGTTCGCCTTTGCCGTACTCGCGCATGACTTTGGAGACTTTTTTCTGGGCCTTGGTGGGTTTTTTGGCGGCCATAACGTCCCAGGTGGGTTACCACACACGATAGTTGGTCTTGCCGAGGGATTCTGGTTTGGCGAGGTTGAAAGTTTGGAGGCAGAGGTAGCCGAGGGCGTCGAAAGCGTGGTCCACGCCGAGGTTTTTGTTGGGGAGGCCGGTGCCGGGGGCGTAGGTCAGGGTGCGGAGGGATTTTATGAGTTCCTTGCAGCGGGGGTGGATGAAGAGGCGGCGGGTTCCAGTGGCGTCGAGGAGGGCGGTGTTGACGCAGGTGATTTTGTCGCGGATTTTCCAGGGGGAGCGGGGGCTGGAGACGGTGAAGCCGGACTTGCGGAGGATGTTGTGGTCGGTGGCGCCGACGCCGGAGGTTTTGCGGGCGCCGCCGGTGGGGTCGGGGCAGGCGATGATGCGGCGTTCCACGCCGAAGCGGGACTGGATTTCTTCGCAGAGGTCCCAGGTGGTGGCGCCGCCGGTCATGATGACCTCGTCGAAGATCCAGAGGACGTCGCCTTTTTTGACGCCGCAGACGGCGGACATGGGGTCGATGTTGAAGTCGACGCCCAGGAGGAGGGGGAGGACTGGGAGGTCTTGGACCAGCTTGTCGATGTTGTCGTCGGCGAAGCTGATGGCGACGAGGCCGGAGAGGTTCTCGAAGCTGGCCTCGAATTCTTGGCGGAAGGTGCGGGCGTCGAGTTGGGCGCGGGCGGCCTCGATTTCCTCTGGGGGGACGTTGTCGCCTTCGATGGTGGTGAATTGCCAGCGGCTCCAGTCCGGGTCGTCGTTTTCGCAGTAACACCAGAGGTCGTAGAACCAGCTGGCGGTGCCGTCCGGGGTGGAGATGAAGAGGGCCCAGCCCTGTTTGTCGGCGAGGGCGGGGCGGATGACCTCGAACCAGACCTCGGCGTCCATGAAGGCGGCTTCGTCGAGGACCACGCCAGCGAGGCTTCGGCCGCGTAGGGCCATGGCGTTTTCGGTGCCTTTTAGCTCAATCGTGCTGCCGTTCACCAGCTCGATCTTGAGGTCGGTCTCGTTTTTGCTCTTGATCCAGGCCTTGGGGACGAGCTTTTTCATCACTTTCCAGGCGATGTCCTTCGCCATCCGGTATGTAGGGGCCGCGTAGAAGAATGTTTCGCCCGGTCGCTCGATCGCCCCACGCAGCAATTCGATACATGAGAGGTAGCTTTTTCCGAAGCGGCGGCCGGCTACCAATACTCTGAAGCGTTTGCGGCTAGAAAATACCTCGCCCTGGGCGTATCTCAGGGTTAGCGCACCAGCAGAATCGGGCATTTGTGGTTTTGGGGGTACCTTCTAGGGTATTACAGGAATCGTAACTCTGCCCCCGGTGTGATACAGGAGAAGAAATTGAGGATATGTCAGTAGGTTCCCTGCGCCACGCTTGCCGCGCCGAAAAATCGAACCTACCCCCCGGCTGGGGAGTAGTTCGGATGTACTAGCCTCGCAGGCTAAGCTGCCGGATCGGCTGATAGGCGGCTTAAAGGGCGGATTATTCAGCGGCCGAACAGTTGCAGGCGGCAGGATGCGGCTGAATCGCGGATCTGGCAGCGTGCCAGCAGCTGGGCATCCTGGGCTGCGAGGTTTGCAGCGGTAGCGATGCCAGCCGCGGCGATGATGCCGGGGATGATGCCAGCCAGGAGAGCGGCGGCGATGCGGTCAGTGGTGTTCATGGCGTGGTATGCCTGGTACCCTCACACACTAGACGCGACAGGAGACGCGGCAAGGCTGCGGCGTTCCAGCGTTCACACTTTGAAACACTCGCAGCGGGCTCAGGCTTGCCGCTTGTCCTCCACTGTGATATTGAGCGTCGGCGCTGCAGCGGCTGCGGCTTCAGGCGCAACCTCTCCAACGACCGCGCCAAGGTCGCGCATCAGCAGCTGAGCTGAGCCGATCTGCCCCTTTCGGATCGCTGCGTCGATCGCCCTTAGTCTCATACTCTGCAGACGTGAGACTATAGATTCCCTATCTTTCTTCCAATCTTCCTCGGTCCATTGTTTCACTTCATCCCAGTCTCGCCAGGCGGTAGCTTCGGCGATAGACTCACGATCAGCGTGCTCTAGCACCAACTGGCGAACAGTCAGACCCGTAAGCTGCCGCTTGTAAAGACGCTTCCGGCGTTCTTCAATCACGGCGTCGGGGTTACGCTTCCCGTAGGGTCGCGGCTTGTTTGTTACAGCTTCCGGCTGATCTTCCGGCGCTGCGCTGTTAGCTTCCGGCTGATCTGTCACAGTTACAATCCCCAACGGCTTTGGTTCAATCATAGACGCACACTACAAAGCCCGGCCACTGTGCCGGGCCCGGAAAGGTCTGCAGTGTGCCAGTCAATAGGACGGGATCAAGAACGCAACGGTGCATGAGCCGATCGGCCTAAGCTCGAATCCCTCGCCATAGTCGAAGGTACGGCAACGGCAACCGGTCAAACCCAGTGCAGCCTTACCAGCCGCTACAATCTGACGCCGGGTCGCGTCAGCCGGTAGCTCGAAACTCTCGCGGTTGACCCAACAATAATTAGCCTGACCGCCAAAGGTGTCAGTCAGTTCTGCTTGCCAGAGAGTCTGCATGATCAGAACCCCACAGCGTAGGTATCGGGATCGATGCTGTGGCAGGTCAGAGCCTGCCATTCAACACCTGCCCTGGATGCGGCACGTAGCGCAGCTGTGATCGGACCCTCCTCAAAGGTGGCCGAACCACGCCAAATGGTCTGACTGTCGCGCTTGACGGTCGCAAGCCAGCGACTCCCGCGGGTATCAGTGGGACCGATATAGCGAACCACGGCACAAGCTCGCGAGCCTGACACGTGGGAACCAGTCCATTGAAACGCTGTGTCTGTCATGGTGTGAGCCTAAAGGTGGGGTCTCATGTGAGAGTGTAGAACCGGATCCGGCCGGGTGTCAATAGTGTCGACGCCAGCCCAGAAGACGGCAGACTCTGAGCCAGCTGGAATCTGTGATCCAGTCCGGCCGATGGACAGACGCGCTAACGCCTAACGCATCGTCACCGGCAATGTCACGCCAGAAGGGGCTGAGCCAGAAGTCAGACTCAGGATCAAGAGTGATCCACCGCGGGACAGCGGCGCCGTCACCTTCGGCGCAGCATCCTGCTAGGCGATCCATAAGGTCCCTAAGGTCCCAGACTGACTCTGCGTAGTCATCGCAAGGGCAGCCATTCCAGGAAAGCCAGCCTGAATCTGCGTAGTCTCCCTGTTCTGCTGATTCTTCTGTGATTGTTGTGTATGTGACGCGGAAGGTCCCGTAGGGTTCCAAGCTGCGAAGGATTGTCATAAGGGGTCCCATCGTTGGTTGTGATGTGGGAGGGCTTGAGCCCGACCACATCATGGGCCCCAGACCGCGCCAGCTGCTGCCGTTGTTGTATCACTTAACAATTCGGTCGGCTGGCTTGCGTCTGCTGCTACTGTGCAAGGGCACACCCCTATCACCCACACCACGGGTAGGACTTATGAGCGGCGGAGACTGGAACACCAGCCGGGAGCGCAGACAGCTGGCGGCGGACGCCAGGGAACAGGAGCGCGAACAGTTGCGCCTTGAAAAGCGCCACTTGAAAGATCTGCGGTGGGCGGTGGAGCGATCCACCATCACCGCCAGTGACTGGGCCGACCTTTTAACGCTCCAAGCTGCCCATGGTAAGGAAGGCCCCCTTCAGGTATGGCGGGAACTGGTGCCGTTTTGGTGCGCCAGTCAAAAAATAAATGGTGGCGCAGTGTGCCCGAAAGCACTGTTCCCGGCAGGGGAGTCGGGTATCCTTGAAAATTATTCGCAAAAAACTGCGCGCACAAAACCGACCAGCCGCAAGGCCCCAGGTTCACCACGCAAAAAACGGACAGATGCAGGAAAACCCCGCCAGCCCTACAAAAAGCGAGCCACCTCCTGAGGTTTGGCTGCTGTTTACCCAAAACCCGAAGCTGCTGTCATTTCAGCAGTTTCGGGAATCGAAGCGCCATCAGACCGAGGCTTACGTGTACGCGTGGCTCGGTTCTGATGGCTTGCCTACTTACGTTGGAAGCGGTGTTAAAGCTAGAGCCGTAGTTAAATCACGCTCCAGGCTTAACCGCACCATTCCGGCAGAGTCCTGCATTGCGGTGCTGCCTTGCCGTTCGGTAGCCCACGCTAGAGCCACTGAGGCAGCACTGATCCAGCAACTCCCGGTCGAATGGCTCGAGTGGCAGTCCTATGAAAGGGCTCTGCTAAAACCGGGGAGGGTCAGGCGTCCAAAGCCGCAGTACGGTCGCGCAAAACTACGCGCAGATGCCGGTAAGGCCCGGAAACGGTCCAGGTAAGCCGCGCTACCCTGTCACCAGGCCCCAGCCGTTCGCGGTTTGGGGCCTTTGTGGTGTCTCAGCGTGAGACTCATGAGACTTGCGGTGAGCCCTCCAGCTCAGCAAAGTAGCGTTCCACCCGAGCCATGAATGAATCCTCGGCCTCTTTTAAGTCGCGTAGCGACATTGAATGGACATTGGGGGCGCCACAGCGGCGGGCGAGGATGATGGCTGCTCCAGTTGGCTGGAGGCCGGTGAGGTGCTTCAGGCCGAGGCTGTAGGCGCCGCACTGGTCTATGTATGAATGGCCTTCGGGCAGGCGTTCCAGGCCGTCTTCGTCTTTTGTGGTCTTGCGGCCGACGCTGGTCTTCCAGTCCGCTAGTACCAGGCTGTTGTTCTTGAGGCCGATGAGGGCGTCACAGGTTCCAGCGAAGCCGGCGGGGTGATGAATGGAGAATTCCGAGGCGAAAATTTCGGTGACGTTCTCGGCGATCCAGTCTGAAAGACTGCGGGCGTAGCCTGAGGCGCTCCAGCCAACTCTCGGTACGTTCGGTCTTACGCGCGTTAGCGCCCACTGGGTGATCTTGGGCGGGATGCGTGCCAGGCCGTCGGAGTCCCAGCTGATGGCGTTGCGCTTGTTTGCGGTGTTGCGTGCCAGCTGCTGGGCGGTCTTCAGTAAATATTCAGCTTGTGAGTGGGCCATGTTGCCTCGGGTGGCGGCAACGTTGCGCTGGGTGGTGGCCTCGGCGGGTCCCAGTCGTTTGATCCAGTTGTCTAAGCCGGTGGTGTCGCTTGTTTCTTTGAGA